AACCACGTGTGCGCGTTCATCGAGCGGCTGCCGCATGTGAAGGGCCCCAAGGCCAACGCCGGCGAGTTGATTCACCTGGAGCCATGGCAGTGCTTTGTCCTGACAACCGTTTTCGGTTGGCGCAGAAAGGACACCGGCGGCCGGCGTTTCCGCCGCGCGTACATCGAGGTTCCGCGCGGCAACGCCAAGTCGACGCTGTCGTCGGGCGTGGCGCTGTATGCGCTGTGTCTCGACGGAGAACAGGGGGCCGAGGTCTACTCGGCTGCCACTACGCGCGACCAAGCCCGCATTACCTACGGCGACGCGTTCGACATGTTGCGGAAGCGTCCGGATTTCGCCACCCGGATGAAGCTGCATCTGCCGAAAACGAAAATGACGTCCTCCCCGATTCTCCACAAGGAGACCTACGGGAAATTTCTGCCGCTGTCGCGCGAGTCGTCGAACCTCGACGGACTGAATCCGCATTTTGTCGTCATCGACGAGCTGCACGCGCACAAAACGCGCGACGTGTACGACGTGATCGAGACGGCGACCGCCAAGCGGACCGCGTCTCTGCTGTGGTGCATCACCACCGCCGGCACCGACACCGCCGGCATCTGCTACGAGGTCCGGGGCTTCGCGCTGAAGGTTCTCCAGGGCACCGTCGAGAGCGACGCGGCGCGCGAGGCGATGTTCGGCATCGTCTACACCATCGACGACAACGACGACTGGCAGGATCCGGTCGTCTGGCAAAAGGCCAACCCCAACTGGGGCGTCTCCGTTCAGCCGGATTCGTTCGAGCAGCTGGCGACCAAGGCGATGACCCAGCTGTCGGCGCAGAACAATTTCAAAACAAAACACCTTTGCCTTTGGATGAACGCCGCAGAGGCATGGATGGATATGCGGGCCTGGGATAGGTGCGCGAATCCGAATCTGGAGCCGCAGAACTTCCAGGACTGCCCCCTCTACGTCGGGATGGACTTGGCGACAAAGACCGACATCGCCACCAAGGCCCGCATCTACGTCCGCTGGGAACATCCGCCGAAGTGCGACCGCCTAACGCAGGGCGCACACCCGGAGGATTGCGATGAGAGCGAGCCGCACTACTACCTGTTTTGTGATCATTTTCTCCCGGAGAACGCGATTCAAGACGGGAGAAATTCGCAGTACATGGGCTGGAAGCTGGAGGGTTGGCTAAAGGAAACCCAAGGCGAAGTGCTCGACTTCGGAGAAATCAAATCGTCCGTCGTCGATGACATGGAGAATTTCCAGCTTCGGGAACTAGCCTACGACCCATGGCAGTCGGCCCAGCTGGCGCAGGAACTGTATGCTCAAGGCGTGCAGACGGTGGAAATCCGCGCTACCGTTCAGAACTTCAGCGCCCCGATGAAAGAACTCGAAGCCATGGTGCTCGCTGGTCGGCTCCACCACAACGCCGATCCGGTTCTTCGTTGGATGGTGTCCAACGTCGTCTGCTACCGCGACGCAAAGGACAACATCTATCCGCGCAAAGAACAGCCAAACAACAAGATTGACGGTGTCGTAGCAACCATCATGGCGCTCGGTCGGGCCATGACGGAAACGCCACCCGGCGCCAGCGCCGGCGTGCGCTTCATGTAGGGAGGCCACCAGTGGCCGACAGCGTGTGGAGTAGAGTCGCGGGAGCGATGCGCTACGTCTTTGCCCGGGGGGAAGACCCACGGCGCATGGTTCACTACTATCCGATTCCCGTTCAGGCAGCGGGCGTCGTTCTCACCACGGAAGTCAGCCAGCAGGTGTCCGTTGTCTGGGCCTGCGTGGACACCATCACCAAGGCGATCGCCTCGTCTCAGTGGCGAGTGTTCGAGCGCCGTGGCCGACAGCGCATCATGCTTCCGGATGATCCGCTGACCTACCTGCTGAACACCCGGCCCAATCCGGAGATGACGGCCATCGCCTTTCGGGAGTGCCTGCTCTACCAGGCGCTGCTCATCGGCAATGGGTATGCCGAGATCATCCGCGACGGATCTGGACGGGTGGCGCAGCTGTGGCCGCTGATGACGGACCGGGTGTGCATGCGGCGCTCGCAGGAGACCGGCGACATCTTCTACGAGTACTACAACTTCAACGGGCCCACCGTGGCCTACCGGCCGGACCAAATCTACCACCTGCGCGGGCCATCTCCGTCGGGCTGGCTGGGTGACAACATGGTTGCCCGGGCGGCGAAGTCGATTGCCCTGCACCTGGCCCAGGAGCGCTTCTCGTCGGCGTACTACGCCAACGGCGCGAGCGCCGGCATCGTCCTGAAGAACGCCCGGCCCCTGGACGACAAGGCCTACGAGAAGATGAAGAACCGCTGGAACGACGAGCACCTCGGTCCAGACAAGGCCTCGCGGGTGGCGGTTCTCGACGGAGGATGGGACGTTGACTCGCTGTCGAACAAGCCAGCGGATTCGGAATTGCTCGCCTCCCGGAAGTACCAGCTGGAGGAAATCTGCCGCTTTTTCGGCGTCCCTCCGCACCGTGTCCAGGACCTGAGCCGCGCCACCTACAACAACATCGAGCACCTGGGCCTGGAATTCGTCCGCGACGCCCTGACGCCTTGGTGTGAGCGCATGGAGCAGGAGGCGGATTTCAAGCTCTTTCCGCAGCGCGCGCCGTGGCGCAGCACAAACATCGACATCGACTGGCTGGCCCATGGCGACGCCCAGGCGCGCTCGTCCTTCTACGAGAAGATGCGGAACATCGGGGTGTTTTCCGCCAACGACATTCTCGAAAAGGAGAACATGAACACGCTGGGGGAGGAGGGGAACCTCCGCGTGTTAATGAGCAACTACACCACCTACGAGGGGGTGCAGGCGATGGTGGATCAGACCAACGCCGAGAACGAGACGCTGCGGCAGGGCCTGCCGGACCCGACCGCACCGCTCAAGGATCCGCCCGACAACGGCGGTCTCGGTGGTGGCGTCCAGGTGAGCCGCCGGCTGCGCAGCGGCGCCGTGCTGTCCCTGGTGGCGCCGCCGCTCCCCCGCGCGCCAGACACCGACTCCCCCATGCGCGCGCGCGAGGCGCTATTCGGGGCGGTCCTCACCCTCGTCTCCGGTTCGCTGGAGCGGTATTCAAAGCGCCTACAAAACCGTGCAGCTGATTTGCATCGGGGGAAGAAGTCGCAATCGCAGATCAATACGATGCTGGCAGACGAAAGATCAAAGATTCGTCCAAAGCTGATAGAGGAACTGTTGGAGGTTTTCACACCCGCTCTGCTCAAACAGTGCGCCTATAGCCCTTCCGAGCAAGACTTTGTGTCCGCAGCGGATAGCGTCGACAACGGGATGGACCCGGTCTCGGTCGCAGCATCGCTAGTCCGACGTGCGCTGGATGGCGAACACGTTCAAGGACACCCTCCGGACGTTCCGAGCGGTCAATAAGGCGCATGGATTTCGGGCGCGCGTTCATGCGCCAGAACAGCTAACGACCAACACCACCGCGACGGCGACAACGTTCACGGTGGTGCTCGACGGCAAGGGCGCTCCGTCGATCCTCCCTGCGGCGGCAGCCACGTCGTCGGAGCCGGTCCGGGCCGAACTTCAAATCTACGACGCGATAGGCGCGGATTTCTTCGGGGACGGCATCACCGCCAAGACGATTTCTGCGGCGATGAAGGACTTCGAGGACGCCAAGGCCTCGGTCCTAGACATCTACATCAACTCCCCGGGCGGCGACGTGTTCGAGGCCACGGCGATCTTCAACATCCTGGATCGCTTCGCCGGAAAGAAAAACGTCTACATCGACGGCCTGGCCGCATCGGCCGCCAGCTACATCGCGATGGTGGGCAACACCATCACCACCGCCCCTAACGCCATGTGGATGATTCACGATCCCTGGGGGTTCGCGGTGGGCAACGCGGCCGACATGCGCACCACCGCCGATGTCCTGGACAAGGTCGGGGGCACCCTTCTCGGAACCTACGTCTCGCGCAACCGCAAGGGCGTCTCGGACAACGAGATGCGCTCCATCATGGCCAACGAGACCTGGATGACGGCGGAAGAGGCGCTGGCCAAGGGCTTCACCGACGCCATCTCCAACGACGGCAGTGAGGACGAGAACCAGGACGAGCCTGATGTCGCCGCCGCAGCGCGCGCGACCGCCGTCCTGGCGACGTTCAAGAACGTTCCCGAGAAGCTTCGTCCGGACACCCGGGCGCGGCTCGCCTCGATGGAAGCGCGGGCCAGCCCGCGAAACGGCACCTCGAAGGAGCCGGTGAAGAAGTAGCGCAAACCCAAACCGATGAACCTGAAAGGTAGAACCATGAAGCTGATGACTTTC